GTTTTTACATAAATGTATATATTAATGTAAATTTTTGGCCCACTTTGACTTGATTCCAAGAATCTTCGATCTCTGCAGCATCCACGAGCCAAAAACTTCACCATTTTCGGAGTATTCTGCTGCATTCTGCTGCAGAATGATGAAAAAAGATTATTTCGTCCGAAATAAATAATTATTTTTAAACATTAAGATAAAGATAAAATGACTTTCAAAATTTATAAAATCACATGTCCTCACACTCCTCGTATATATATCGGAATGACATCCAGAGACTTACCACGACGCCTCAGAGAGCATCGCAATGACTGGAATAAACATCAAATGGGTCTATATAATTATTGCAGCAGTTTTGAGCTCATGCGGCTTGGCGATTGTGAAATCCATTTAATAGAAGATGTTGAAACGGAATCACATACCACAGTGCGAGAGCGTGAAATGTTTCACATTCATGCTGCTGGAATCTTTGCCAGCAACAGCAGACGCCATGCGAGTGGCAAACCTGTCCACGTCTGCCCCTGTGGGGGCCATTTTGCCACTCGTTACCATCATCAATTGACGCAGCGTCATCGTGATTATGTGGCCGAAATGGATCATCAAGCGCAGCAAGCGCATCAGCAGGCTGAAGCAGCTCAAGAGCTTGCAGCAGCTGCGGCAAGACTCGCACAAGCTGCGCAGCAGCTTGCTGATCAAGCTCATGCAATATAATCGCCAGTTATATCCATAAAAAATAAATGATATTATAATAGTAATATCATGAGTCAGACCAAAACGATCACCCCTACCCCAAACCTATCCCAACAAACACAGCGTATATATAATCGAGAACTCACCAGGCTTCAACAATTGGGAATCCAATATGAAAAACGTCCATCGATTACCCCACTTTTAAAGAGAGTTGTAAAACTCTACAAGAGCAATGGGGTACCCTTTGAGAATATGCGTTTATGTCTTTTTGCCATTAGAAATTTCTATTTAACAGGACCAAAAACACGCAAGCCACATGATATGAACTTTTTCTTAAAGGATAATCTTCAACAGGTCAAAGATGATTATATAAGAGACAATATCAGGCAGCCAAGGGAAAAAGATGTGACAGATATATCATGGAGCGACATCGTCGAAAAGACAAGACCAATCATCGAAGATGATACGAAACCGTATCAAGATCGGTTAATTTTGGCATTATACACGTTGATTCCTCCACGTCGATCCGATTATGGATCTATGATCTACACCAATCAAGATGCCGAAGGCAACACATTAAATCCATCGACAGGATTGATGACGATTCGCGATTATAAGACGGTTCGTAAATATGGACCTTATACGATCAATCTTTTCGAGACTGGTCCACTGATTGATGACAATAGTCGAAGACTATTCAGAGATGTCATTGGCGAAGCCAATGACGGCCCTGTCTTTAAGACAAAATCAGGAACACCGCTGACCCAATCATCATTCACGAAAATGGTTGCCAATATCTTTTCAAAATATCTGCAAGATCGTGTCACATTGATCGATATTCGTCGTGCATTTGATCAGCATATTCGTGACACAATCTTGAATAATGCACATATTCCAATACAAGAGCGTCATCGGATTCGTCAACTTATTGAAATGGCAACATCTCACAGTAGGGAAATGACGGGGTATTATGCTGATAAGGTGGATTTATCATGAATCGACTGAATTCATGCGATAAAAATATCTCATGTATATAATAACATGCAACTTCGACGATCGACAGACTATGACAGGCAGATCAATGCCAAAAATGAACATCTCCGGCGTCAATTGAACAATGATACTATTCTATATCGAGCCCGAAAGGCAGCAGCAGAAGGGCAGTCATACACGCCCCCTGGGGCTCCTGCACCAGACAACAGAACTCCAGCGGAAAAACGTCTCGATCAGCTTTATCAAGCGGATTTATTGCGCAAAGCGTTGCTAAAGATCCTTGACCCTACGGAGGCAGGGCAGGTCATGGCAGGTCTCCGATCGAGTGAGATCGCTGATATGAATCAAAGATGGCCGCAGATCCAACAGTATGCCAACAGAGTCCAGGATATCACACCGGCACAATTAAAGGAGATTTATCAGGATCTCAAGGGAGAAGATGTGTTGACGGATCTTGTGAAAACACGTTCCGTTAAACAACAGCGAATCGATGACGTGAATCGTGCTGTTGATCAATACAGATCCAACATATTCGAAATTGTTAACACAATTGAGCCACTTATTCAAACTGGTGGATCTGCAGCCATTCAATATCCAGGAGTACGGGATGACCTTGTTTTTCTTATCGTGATGTCACGACTTCTTCAAAATGTGACATCCTTGTCATCATCCAACACGGATCGTTACACATTGGACGGACTTCATCGATTTACCGACTCTTTCCCGACACAACGGCATATCAATTCCGTGATCAACCAGCATCTTGATAGTGATGGCACACTTCGTCAGGGTCAAAAGTTCAAAACGCTCATCAAAAATCTGATGCAATTGGTTTATATGAGTCGCACACAAATTGAAGATTTCTTCAATTTGATGGGGACGCCACCGGCAGAGGTGACCCAGGCTATTGCAGACGCACCCGCCACACTGCCTGCAACTCTACAGGATATTTCAACATTGGCGTTGCCTCAGCAGCCAACCCAACAGGTCATCGAAGATGACGATGATGAGACGTCAGGGCAGATGGTTCCACTGCAGCAGCAGCCAGATGAGCAGGGGCATGAGACTCCTGCCCTGACCCCCAACCAACAGGATCAGCCCGGAGGCCAACAGCTGTTAATGGATGATCAGCAGCAGAATGATGAAGGGGAAGAAGAATCAAAATTCGACCCAGTCGAATTGTTCGGACCTAGAGGAGTGGAGCCACTCAAATGGTTCCAGTTGGGTAACGGATTCAACGTCGAATTCCCCGAAAGGAAAGCGGACGATGTCGCTAAAACAATCCCCGGAATTTTTTCATCGTCTGCAGAATTCTCTCGATTGATCTACGCTGTTCGTGAAATGGCTTTGTGGATGGCTGGACTTATGACATCATTCGGCAAGTCGTTTCCGGCAGATGCTATCCGTGAAGCGGATGAAGCAGCTGTATCCGCTGCAAATTCATCCACAAAGCGAAAAAAGCTTTACGATAAGCTTCGAAAGCCGTTTTATCAAGCGATGTTATCGCTACAGCCAGACGCTGAAGAGCAAGCACGTCGATTGTTCAATGCATTGGGTCCGAGTCAATTCAAATCCATTCCTATGGCTCAGAGAATGTCTTATGTGTATTATTTGGCAACAAAGGACATGACACCTAAACCAGAACAAGCCGATATCTTTGCACAATTATCATCTAATTGGAAATCTCTCACGGAGAAATATCCGACTCTTTTCCCAGCAGTTCAACCAATCACAGGAGCAGGACTTTACTTGACAACAGGGAGAGGAGGACTTCAGTTGATGAAAAAAGGCCGGCAGGCCGCACATGGCCGAATCTTTCGAGGAAGGGGAGTCCCTTGCTCCAACATTCTTGTTGATCCTTTCACGTCAGAAAGTCTGGGAGTTGTCGTTGAAAATGAGGGCTCTACTAATATGGCCCCATTTGGTCGCCATTTCATCAATAAAAAGAAGCTATTGAAAGATCATCGCTTTCATTTGGTCACTGGAAATGGTACGCCAGTCAAAGGATATTCCAACATCGATTTAAATGGATCCGATGATGTCCATGGAATCATCGTGTCGATTCTTCGAGGATTGAAGACCATTGATGAAGAGATATTGAATCGATTGCAGAATGATGATAAGAAGTGGTTATCTAAACTTATGGAAAAGGCTGGATTAGATTCGATTTTTGATATCCCGTATGAGGATACGGAGATGGAACGATTCGATTTACTCAAAGGCCATATCATGGCCGGCGGAACCAACAGGGATGAGCTGCGTGAATTCAGGCAATTGCTGATGGGCTTTGTGAAGGAGGGCAGATTGTCCCAATCGATTGCCCTAGACATCTGTCAAGAGCTCCTGGATCTGTAAAAAAAGAAATCGAATTTCTTTTTTTCGCTATATATATCAAAATGTCTCATCATCCAGCAGCAGCAGCGGCGGCAGCGTTTGACCGTGTGTCCGCCCATATCGAAACCCCTAATGTTCTGCGTTATGCTATGCTCGAGGAACATATCGTGGCTGGTCTCCATCGACAGATCGGAGGAGTCCTCACGGCAGAGCGCGCCCGATCTCCGGAAGTGATCCTCTATGTTGCCCTCTATTTGGAACATGCTCTCCCGGACAAGAAGGAGGGCGCAAGGAAGAAGGATATCGCTATGCGTGTCCTTTCGCCCTATTATCGCGAAGAGACTGACAGGGCAGGTCTGTCCGCTGTGATTGACTTCGTCTGTGCTCGTGATCTCGTCGTCAAAACTCCAGTTCTCAAGCGCCTCTATAGAGTTTTTATGAGGTGGCTTGAGTATAAGCTTTTTTGAAATTCCCGAATATCAAAACACAATCCAATTTCCTGAACCGTCACAAGCTCTTTCAGTAATCATGTTAAAATCTGCGGTCATCAAAATTGCCAGAGAGTTCATCTTATCGATAAAGATGTCGCCAATTTTGTCGAAAATCTTAATCATTTTATTCGCAATTATTTAAGATCTTGTATAATCATCGTTATACGACATTAAACGATTTTAAGATCCTTAAAAATCTGATTTTAAGCATCTTAAAATGCTTAAAATGCTTAAGATGCTGAATTTAAGCAAATTTAAGCATCTTAAAGGTTGTATAAGGTGCTATAATTCGAATTATAGCACATAAAGAATTTATAAGATGATCTTAAGATCGATTTATTTGAAAATATTAATCTTAAAATCTGAATTTTAAGATTTTTCAGTGTTTTCAGTATGCTGAAAATCCTTAATTTAAGATTTTTCAGTGTTTTCAGTATGCTGAAATTCCGTTTCTTCTATCAGAAACGAAATCACTCCGTCTTCGGTCTGAAGAACATTTTCAATTTCATATCATTTCCTTCCAGATCTTCTGCATCGAACAGCTCCAGAAAATCGCCATATCGATCATAATAATTTGAATTGAAATATCTTCCATCTGATCTCTTCTGCATAAAGTGAGCCCATGCCAAACAAAACCATCCACAGCATGCCGAAACATCTTTATGTTGAATCTGCTTAAGGCTGCTGCTGATTCTTGTCCGTCTTCCGAATTGTTTTTTAATGCTGGCATCGATATTTTGAGGGCAACCGATACCAAAAGAATCGAAATAGAAGATCTGTGGATTTCCATTCTGATCAGCAAGCGCCATGAGACAAGTCCAATGACTTCCAGGTAGCTCCTGGCCATTCTCATCCTTCGAATCTTCGAGATTGATGAAATATGCTGGACCTATTTCGATCCTGTTGGGAAATTGATCTTTATTGAAACATCCAGCATAATTCATGTTCATACGATGAGCAAGATCATCAATTTCAATATTCGTTAACATGGTGATATATCATCATGTTCGAAAATATTTATCGATTATTTCACATAAACAATCCTCGACCTGGTCTCTCACCTGGCAGAAATAGTCCTGCTCCGCTTGGACCATAAAGCCCCCGTCCCGTCTTGCTGCCATAAGCAACATTCACATTCATGCCCGTGAATGTGTTCGACTGCATCTGGGGTGGCAGAGCATGTGTCTGAGGACTGTTATGAGGCTGACGCCTGACACCCTGTGTGAGATTCATCATGTTTGCTGCTGCTGCTGCATTGGAGCGCATCTGGACAGGAAGTTGAAGATCACTTTCCGCCTGCAGTGGATCGACACCACGGCCCATCAACGGCATCTGTGTTGCAACTCCAGGCCGAAGGCGGCGACGCACTGGCATAATTGACACAACGCCAGCGCCTTCAGTGAGTCCGGATCGATTGAGTCCAGCACGTGCAGCGTCTTCGGCCGCTTCTGCTCCGATATTTGTCAAAACAGGAATGGCGGCAGGGGGGACCCCTGCCGAAGCAAGAGCAGCGGGAAGCGCAGCCTTCACCTGTGCCTTCATCATGGGAAGCGCAGCCTTCGCCACAGATGTCGCCACGGGTTGAATATGCTTTTTATATCCTCGGCGGATCTGCTTCCCGACCTTCTTCATATTAATCTTACCGCCCATAATCTCAGCAACAGAGATGCTGTCAAGAGAATCGGCATCGGGTTCAATATCGGCAGCAGCTGCCGCAGCAGCTGGCATCTTTCGAGGGCGTCCACGTCTTTTCGGCTGATCCATAATGTCTTTAATTATAACAACGATAAAAAATATCTTTATCAAATCGTATAATTTGCAATGATGAGATGATTTACCCTCTTCTTACTGAATTGGTACTGTTTCGGATATGATCCCGTTATCATATCTTTAAACAACAATCTCATCAATAATCGATCACTCACGATCATGAGAACTTTACATCTTGCATTTGCAATGAGATCGTGGATATATGTATACATTGATTCCATATCGAACACATTACCATCATTGCTATAGTAGCTGTTGTCTTCATTTACATAAGGCGGGTCAAGGAATATGAATGCATTTGGATCATTTCGATAACGCTCACACATTGGGATGAAATCACTTTGAACAGCATTGATCTGCTGCAGAAACGTCGTATAAGGGCGATTATAAATCTCGTTGAAATTCGGACGAGGCCCAGTCATTGGATATATTTTATGATGATAACTATACCATGTTGTCCCTATCAATTCGCTGATGAAATTACGTTGTTTCATCAACGCGACATATTGTTCCTTATTTGATATAGATGATACTGTATCGGCGAGCTCTGTTATAAGTTGATTTCGCTTATCGTCATCTCTAACCCTGTCCCATAATTCCAATAAGAATGGATCCCGATCCGATATGTTAATGTTATGGAATCCATTTTGAAAAAGGTGATATGATACCGCAGCGGATCCAGCAAATGGCTCGACGATAGTCGTTGATTGATCTGTTGGAAGCCAATTGACAAACAATGGAATCTCCTGATATTTTGATCCGACATAACTGTAATAAAATGGCTGACGAATTCGAGGAGGCATATTTTACCATAATGTTAGAAAATATTTTTGATAATGTTATCACATTATCAATATTGTCCACTCTTTTCCCATATACATCAAAATATACGGTAAAATGTTCCGGCTCTGATGTGTTTTTTACGTCTTCTTTTTTGGACCAATGGGATCCCCTTACTCAAACTCAACAACAGCACCGCTTACGATGTTGAGCGTTAAATGACGCTCATACTCACAGAAACAAACCCACCGCAATGTGCGCCCAGAGTCACTGTTGCTCTTGAATGAAACTGAAATGTTTTTCCCAACGGCGTCTTCGGACTCTGCACCAGTGTGCAGATTCACGAGATAAAAGCGTTGATTCATTGACCAATCCTCATAGCCGATTAGTCCACTGCTCAAACCAGTTACCATGTTGCTATAAAGTCCAGTCTTTGACACCTCTTCAAGCCACATCCGATAATCATATGTGATTTCTGTAGGGAATCTATTCACTCCGGAGATAGCGACTTGGAATTGACTGATTGCGGCGAGCGGCATCGTTGTTGCCGGCTCGCTATCAAATGGACTAGTAAGGCCATATGTTGCATCAAGGGGGACCATCAAAAGCCTGCGCACACGAGGGACACTCTGGAAAAGATTCTGGTTAGTCGATGCCTGTCCCTGGAGTGTGAAAGAATTCTGATAAATGTCATTATATGCATATCGGCGAACTGGGTCAGCGATTAAGGTCGATTCCTGCTGAGGAGTGAGGACAAGAGTGTTAACCCATAGACGGATGGCAGTTTGTGAAAACGGACCATAATTGGTTCGTGATCCATTCAGAAGATCGCTGCTGAACGGTGTCGTTCCAACTCTGAGATCGACATCATAATTACTGTCAGTGACTATGAGTGAGTTGCCGCCACTTCGTGACGAGCTGTCACTGACCATAACGGGATTGGTGAATCCGTTATACGGAAACGAAACCGCCCCAACCGATAGCGTCCCACTTGCCGGGGGACCGGCTCCCGTATTTGCTCCCGTTATCGTAAACGATGGCTGATTCAAATGCATTGTGATGCGAATCAACAACCCCTTAGTTAACGATATCTGTCCGAACAAAGGACAGATGTCCTTCAGCCGCACAATCGCCATAGCATTCCAGATGCACTGTCCTGGGCTGCCTGCCGTTGCCGCTGTATATTCACAATTTGCCTTGAAAAATTCCGACAGAGACGCAGTCGTCGCAGCTGCCTCATGCTGCGTTCCTGTAGCCGCATTATACGACAACAGAAGCTGTCGCTTATAATACCCGTTATTACTTGTGTTCGGAGTCTGAGCTGCAAGTTCAGAAGACACGCCCAGTGCCGATGCATCGGTATTGTTACAGGGTCCAAGGCCAGCAGCTCCCGCCGCAGTGCGATACGACCAAGATGATGAGGAATCTGGAAAAAAACCAATATGTTCACCAATCTTGGTAGCGTCATCCACGCTCAAAGTGGTCATCAATCGGAATCCCCACATGATGTTGCTCAATGACGTTGTTTGTTGAATCTCAACACCATTAATGCTGATCTCTGCAGAATCGATCATATGATAAAAGCCGTTTTTGATTCCTGCTGCAAAAATGCCGATATCGGCTGCATCCGTAGCCGCTGTCATCCTAATACGAAAAGGAATAGTCAAATATGCAGTCCGATAATCAATCCATTTGTTAGAGTTAGCGAGTGTGCTCGAGTCAATTGTTGACATACCAGACGTATACATTCCGGTTGCATTTGTGTCTTCCACGAATTCCCATATTGAATTGCGCACAAAAGAATCGGGATACTCTCTCTGTCCGCTCTTCTCTAAAATTATCTGGTCTCCAACTGCTGACGCCATTTATGTTTGTTCTTATTATAATAAGAACAAAATAAAATATGATATTTTTAGCGGAATGACACAATTGCAGAGGATAGGATGTTCAACTGGAGCTCACGCTCAAACTCCACGAAACAGAACATCCGCAGAGCACGGGCGCTCTTGCTCGTGAATGAGACCTGGACATTTTTAACGACTTCGTCTTCGCTTCCGTTTCCCTGGAAGAGGTTGACACGATAGAAGCGATAATTGTTCTCCCACTGATTGAATCCGATCAGACCGCTGCTGAGACCATCGATAAGACCATCATTAAGACCAGTTCGCTGGACCTGCTCCAAGAACATCCTGTAATCATATGACACAGGATTCATGAAAAGATTCATTCCCGAAAGCTGAACTTGCAGGTTTGTCAAGCCGCACATAGGAAGGGTGGTGCCAGCAGCCGAATCATATGGGCTAGTGATACCATATGTCTGATCCTGTGGGATAAGCACAAGGTTACGGCATCGAGGCACGCTGTTGAACAAAAGCTGATTCACAGTGGCACCAGCGGCAACATTGAAATCGGTCTCATAAATGTCATTATATTTATATGTTCTGATAGGGCTGCTCATCAACTCCGTCTCTTCTGAAGGGGGCAAGATCACAGACTGCACCCACAAGCGGACCTGAGTCTGTCCAAAAGGCCCAGTATTCGTGCTGACACCCGACGACAGAGCAGACGAGAACGGAGTGGCTCCGATGCGGGCATCACACGTAAATGTGTCACCTGCTGTCCTGAGCTGCTGACCTCCGTTCGATGCCTCGCCTGATGCAATCATAACAGGATTGGTCTGACCACCATACGGGAACGATACGGTCGCTGCGCTGAAAGTCGTTGTTGTTGTTGTGAAAGTGAATGTGGGCTGATTCAGTGTCAGCGTGAGACGGATCAACAGCCCTTTGATCAAACCCATCTGTTTGAACAGAGGGCAGATATCGGCAAGCTTCACGATACCAATCATATTATAGATACATTCGCCCTTAACGCCTACGGCCTTCGGAGTATACTCCACATATGGCTTGAACACGGTAGCGAGATCAGTATTATTGCTAGCTCCAGCATGGCTGCCGCCGCTAGCATCGAAACTCAACCAAGTTTGACGACGGAGAAAACCTTGATTCGATCCAACAGGTCCTTGACCTGCTGTCACTGCCGATAGATCGACTGAGCTGGCATCGAGATTGTTAGTAAATCCGAGACCGCTCAGCGATGCAGCCGACGCGTATCCCCAAGACTGGGAATCATCCGGCCAGAAACCAATTGCCGCACCATTTTTCACAAGGTCATTATATGACATCGTCGTAAGAAGACGATAATTCCACATGAGGTTCGACAGAGAAGTCGACTGCTGCACCGTCGTGCCGTTCAGTTCAACCTGGCAGGAATTGAAGAAATGAAAGAAGCCGGATTTTATGCAAGTCGAAAACTGCGGAACGATGCCTATGTTTGCCGTATTCGCTGTCACACGAATACGGATGGGAACCGCCAGATATGACCCATTCCAGTCGAGCCACTTGTTTGAGTTGCTGAGAGAGCTTGTGTCAATCACAACCTGATTTGACGAGTATACACCAGAAGGATTTTGATCAAGTGCGTAAAGCCAATCGGAATCCCGGATGAAGGGTGACGAATATTCGGGCTGTTGTGAGAGATCCAGTGTCAATTGATCGGCTGCCATTTTTCGTTATGCTTTAACATAATGAAACATAAAAATTTTATCCAAGAATTCAACTCCGATGAATTCCACGATAACCAGATTTCTTCACATCCAGCATCCTCAATTTTTCTGACAAAGAAGCGATACCCTGCCCGCTTAGGGAAGCATGGCCAACCTGCCCCCTTGCCATGTTCTTTGTTGCACGCTGTCCATAGGCAGCCGCTACGCTTCCGGCATTCGATGGAGGCAGCGCCGGGGCTGATCCATATGTAGCCGCATCCGTCGTCCCCCTGCCCTTCCGAACTCGTGCAACTGGATCCGATCGAGGCGCTGCCGCTGTCGGCTTCTGTCGGTCAATTCTCATAACATCTTCCAATTCCTCAACATCGTTATAAGCAGCAGAGTGGCCAACGGCTAACAATGACCCACCACGTAAAAGCTTACCTCTGTGCATCTTTGCAATCATTTTTATCCTTATCCTATAGATGACAAAATTAATATTCATTAATATTCAAGAGCAAGCAAGATGGTCATGTTTGGGTCCTGAATAGCTACCGGGTTATTGGCTTCGTCCGTGAAACGGATTTCAATGAATGCGTATTGACCAGCTGTCACAGTCGAGAAGAGAACATAAGGAGGTTGGACTACTGTTTGTGACCCAAATCCAGAGTTAAACACCAGAGTGTACAAAATCGATGACGGCGTAGTCAATCGATTGTTGATGATGTTCGTATGCATCAACAGACTGCCCACGGGTGACACCTGTGGAGCAGTCTGACTGTTTGCGCTGTAGTTCGTTGCCTGGACTACTGGCGGATATGTTCCCGCTGTGAAACCGCTCCATGTCGTGAAATTGTTGGCAGAGATGATGATTTGTGGAGTCGTTGCAACAGCAGGAAAGGTGATTCCTGCCGGATTGGTATAGCCTCCGGGCAATGCTGTGGGAATTGGGTAGCTGTTGATCTGAATCGTGTAATTCGCCGCATTCGGTTCGGTTTCCATATAGTAAACAAATGAGCCAGACGCATCAACTAGATAATGACCGTTATTCACCATTGTAAATTGAAGATATGAATTTAGCGTCGTGACGCTATATGATCCATCTGGAATGGTCACAGTGTGTGTTGTTGGTGCACCTGCACTATACCAAACATATTGAAATGTGTTGTTATTCAGGGCAGCTGTAATGTTAAAGATGCTGTTATACATGACAACTTTTGCCACGCCGATGCGAGCAGTTGGAGAGGTCCCAAAAGTGGCCCCGCCCAACGGAAATTGATACCGAAGAGTGTTATTATTGCTGCCGGCAACGATATTGGCTTGTGTCAACGTAATGACATGATTTTGACGATTTTGCGATGACATATGATATTATCATATCATAAGATTTTATTTATGTATATGCGGACAGTTGTGCGGTTTGATCTGTCATGATCTCTATTTCACCAGAGACAAACAATTCACTTGTTGCTATAGATGTGCCCGATACACTGACATCGAGGACGAAAGCAGGAGTAAGACCACCCGTCGTGTAAGATATGCCGATCGATCCAACTCCAATGAGTCGGGAGGTTGACCCTGTAATAACATCTGTTTCTTTCGGAGTTGGTCCCATTATGTTATCCGTCGTTCCGGTGGGATTATAATAATATATCTTTTCACACAAGAATTGAGATAAAGACATATTAGCATCACTCTGGGTCCTGCTAGGATCCTGGAGACTGACTTGAAGTCGGGCAATCATATTCAAACTGACGACTTTTGATCCTGTTGTCACAAGAGTCAGAGTTGTCAACGGAACCTGTTTGGCTCCTGCTGTCGATACTGTCAGCGATTTCGTGATCGGAATACGATAGTTCAATTTCTTACAGCTGATAAATTCTTGTGAATTGATCGCACCTGTTGCATACAATCGACCCGTTGACGATGTTGCTCCATCACCAATGAGAACATTTGCCGAAATCGATGAAGTCAATAAATTCATTGTCGATGGTTGAACATTGCTGTTCAAGGTCACTCCTGCACCGCCTTGTGCTCCAATAAAACTCCAGTTTTGCCAGCCGAGGCGATGCATTGTGCGATAATTTGCAAATGATGCATCAAATCCATTGAATAGGAATTGACCAGTAGATTGATCGGTCACTTCTCTACTGCAAAATATGTCATTATATGTTCTGCCGTTATTGGATGTTAGAGGGAGATTCTGGAAGTTCAATGCACATCCTCGGTTTGCCAAACGTGTTGTATTAAAAGTGTTTGTTAATCCAAACATTCGAGTTGTGTCACCGATATCGGTATCTAATCCAAATGATCCGCTATTCGACAGATTTGTCGATATCATACCTCTTGACTCTGTTGCCGCTTCTCCAATGATTAGATGATTTCCAGAAACTGGACCAGCCAGAATGAATGTTTTTTGTGAGTGTGTAGTCGTTCCGCCTATTGTGGTCCTTGCATTGACCGTGTCGAATCGCGCTGTATTCGTTAGGGTCTGATTTCCGTCGGACATGATAAAGGTGGATGCTGCTCCAGCATCTGGAAGAGTATACACACGCGATGAAGTGGGATTCGATGCGGTTATTGTCATTGTGTTACCTGTTCCATTTGGCTGGATGATCAATTGATTTGACGCGGATCCTAAAATTGGAGCGATAGAAAAAGTTTTCGTTCCCGAAACAGTTTGACTTTGTGATAATAACATAGCTGTCCCGCTAGTGTTTGGGATCGTAAATGTTCTGTTTGCGGATAAACTCGCGGATTGAATAGTTAAACCAAAACCACTGTTCATTATGACCGGATTTGTCATGAAATTAACGGTCCCGGTTGAATCCATTCGGAGTCCGGTGGATGACGCGGAAAATGGAGCAATTACAAGAGCACCACTGTCATTTGTCCCATTTGTGAACAGAATTGAATGATCATCAGCCGATATCAATGCGTTACCGCTTGCGGCAACACTTCTCGGATTGATGCTCATGTGATATGTTGCCAATGCATTTGATCGAGCTGCTCCGTTCTGGGTAGCTGTAATGACATCGCCTTCGACCACGGTCGTCGCATCGAGAGTGTCAGCATTGAGCTGCGTGCATGTGATTGTTGTCCCCACCAGTGCTCCTGTAAGGGTTCCCCCTGTAAGGGGAAGATATCCACTTCCTCCGCCGCCTCCTCCGGAGGATGACTCGGATTCTTCTTTTTTTGGCCAATCCAACGGATTAAACGTGGGATTTTCTGTTGGTGGCAAATATGATGACATTTTTCTTTGTTGTTCTATGATTAGAAAAAAACATGTTTTTTTCTAGCTTCACATTAATACAATCAATATGGAAAGCGATGATGAAATTGTGAATTTTTATGAGACCATTCCCCAACGATATTTAAACCGATATCCGAATCCACATTTTGATTCACATCGCATAGCGTTGCCATTTATGGGATTGGCAGTTGGAGGAACAGGGGCCGGAAAGAGTAATTTCGTAATGAATCTTATCGAGAAATTCCATGATTTTGATAGCTTCACAGGAGGAATCACAATCATGACCAAAAACAAAAATGAACCGTTATATAATGCTTTAGAAGAGGCTCTGCCAACCATTCAGATTCGTGAATGCACAGCAGAGCGAAGCTCAAGAGGATGGACATTGACCAATATGCCCAATATCGATGAATTCAAATCCGATGAAGCTTCTCTGATCATCTTCGATGATCTTGTTGCAGAGAGAGCACAAGCATTACAATGCGTTGAACAACTGTATATCAGAGCAAGGAAGAAGGGATGTTCTTGCTTGTTTCTATCTCAATCATATTTCAAGTGTCCCAAAACAATACGGCTTAATATACATTATCTTTTCCTTCTGAAGCTGTCTTCTGAACGTGATTTAAATATGATATTATCAGAGTATAGCATTGGGGTGAGTCGTGATGCATTGTTAGCAATGTATCAATACGCTACGAGGAAACGATTTAATTTCATGGTTATCGATATCGGAGCGCCAACAGAATCACGATATCGGCACAATTTTACACGATTATTTAATATCGATATTTAAGAATCAATGTGATGAGTCTGGATAGGAGGAGCATTTGGATTGAACTGATATGCAATGTTTGCAAGTTGTCCAATATGCTGATTATACAGCTGCTCACGCTCCTGGAGACGTGTAATCTGCTGTTCAAGCAGATCAATACGATCCCGAAGGGCTTCATTTTCAGCCTGAAGGCTGGTTGATGGAGCCTGACGCTGTTGGATTATATGGGTCTTCCGCTGTTCATAATATCTCTTATTCTGCTCTCGTTTCCGCTGCTGATATGCGATGAGTCGTTCTGTTGGCTCTGCTGCGGCTGAATCGTTGTCCATTATCTTACTGTTATAAAAGATTTTAATTTTAAGATTATTTCATCTTAAAATAATTTCATTGTATAGAATAGAATAATGGATACCCTTTTGAATATGACGAATATTGCTGAACTGCAAGTGTTGGCACAGGATACAGATCCGAAATACAATTTAGCAGTTGCCGAATTGACGGCAACTGTTCGGACTGCGTCCGATTATGTTTGTGTTAGGCAGGATATTGGCGGCGTCATGCATTCATTTTATTACACTGTTATTTATACAGAAGGAGTCGGATTGTCATGTCGGTTTCACCATATGACGATGGATGCTTGATTTTAATCCTTGATATATCATGGATTATCCTTTATATGATGCGCCTCGTGACACCATTGTTCAATGGCTTGCCGACGATGTCGATGTTAGAAGTGACCTTATTTCTGGCCTCTTGTCAACTTCGATGGAAGCACGTTTTAGACGTCTTCTATTATTAGCCTTATGGGAGGCTAGATATCAATGTGAAGTTGAATATTGGCTTCATGAATTTTATGAGCTTGTTATATCTACGACGATGCGTCCTCGAATTGTTCGATATAGATCGCTTTAGGGGGTGTCTCTTTGCGTGGACGTCCACGCTGTCTGACCGTCGTCCTCAAGCGATAATATCGCTCTAATGCTGCATCTTTCAAAGCATCACGATGCTCCTTATAATAATTTGCAGCATATCGCCGCATATATTCAGCTCTCGACACTTTGATTAATGGTTCCATATTTGATGTATGAAAAGATATTTATATCGTTCTAAATGATCATTTAGAACGATTTTCATCATTCTGCAGCAAGCTGCAGCGGATGGGGTCGCGTTCATCGAGCCAATTGGCTCGATGATGGAGCGGAATCCGCTCCATCTTGAAATGTGGACAAAGTGGCCAGATATTTACATTATATATACATATTCTGACAAATCTGGCCACTTTTTGAGATTCTTCATTTTGGTATTTTTTCGCTGTCATTGTTAAAAACAATACAATGTCATTTCCCCGAATTACACGAAAGAACTGGGATGATCCGAATGAAGATAACGACACATTTGACCAAATCGTCGAGTTTTCGAAACGAGTAGCGGGACGGCCTGCGGCCGCTGCCGCTGCGGCTCCAGCTAAGCGCACAATTATGAGACGCCTACCAGATGGACGCAGCGTCCCTCAGGTCGCTGCCGCTCCCATTGCAATCCCGGCATCTGAAAGGGCCAGGCCAACGCCTATGGAATTGCCTAGGACGGAGCCCGATTCGGCATTAGCCGCCGTGTTGACAAAACCCCGACTGACCGAAGCGGAAGCGGCAGCAGTCATGACCAAAACACGCGCCAAGCTGGCGCCCAAGAAGGCAACTGGAAGAAAACCTAATCCATGGCTTGAGCATGTCAGCGCTGTCCGCGCTGAGATGCCTGCTGGGACCAAATATAAAGACGTATTAATCCGCGCTAGCTCAACATATTTAGCCGTCAAGAAAGCCGTTGACAAAAAGAGTAGGTCTGTGACAGCTGGCCCATGGGACCCGGATGAGGTCAAGGCATCTGACGATGCTATCACCATGCACACCGGTGACATCATTGTTCCCAGTCGGAGACGTGGAAAGAAAGGAACTTTAATCCGTATCAATAGGGATATCGCTGGCGCTGGTGTTCTCGATGAGCCTGGCATGTTGGTTGATATTGAGGGCGGTGCCCTCATTCAACGCGGTTGGAATGACCAGGCTAAGCGTATTTTAGACGGTTATGGAGATTGGCAAATCACTGATATCGTCGTTCGAAGAGCTCCTGTTCAAGCATTCGTGACCGGATTGCTGAACACTGTCACGCTTGGTGGATATAAAGCGGCAATGAAATCCGCCGGATATGACGAGATGTTTCATCTTGGTCATGTCCTGACACTTCGCAGAGATGATGGCGTCACTAAACGTGTCATGTTGGAGAAAAACGAAGTGGTTAATCTTTCGGACAAGATTCCAAATGAAAAAGATTTGGAGACTCGTCCTGTGGCGATTCCATCGCCTTTCAAGACCCTGAACGAATATGTTCAAACTACTATAGATAGAATCGGAACAGGATCATTCTTCCTCTATGACGCAAAGAATCGCAATTGTCAACGTTTTATCATGGATAATCTCACATCTAACGGAATCAATACCCAAGAATTAACCGAATTTATTTCACAAGAAGCGGATTCAATTTTTGCAAAGTTGCCTGGTTTGAAAGAGTTCGCCAGAGTCCTGACGGACATGGGCGCTGTTGCTGCTGTCGCCAAAGACGCAGTAGTCGACACGGCCAAAGACGTGGAACGTGGCGCGAAAGTTGCCATCAAGGCAACGACCAAGGTCGTCAATCGCGGAGCGAAGAGGCTTAAAAAACTGTTCGGGCGAGGAATCGGACCCGATGGAATGACAATTCAAAGCGTCCTCATTGATCGCACAACACCGATGGCAGCAGCATTGCGATTCTGTGATCGTCATGGACTCGATTGCGGCGCATCTGATGAAACGGATCGATTTCATCGATTCAGGCAAGCTCCTCCAAGCTCATTTGATCGCGATTCATTCCGAACTGTTCAAATTGCACCAGGTGTCAAATTCATTGTCGGAATGCGCCGATAATCTTTGATATGCTGTTTATATACGGTAAAGCCTTCGCGCTCTGACGTGTTTTTTACATGATGTTTTTTAGAGCAATGGCATCCCCTTGCTCTTCGCCGCCATTATTGTCGGGTTTTGTTTGAAAAAACATTTTCAAACATTATAATATAAAGATGAATTCCCTTCAAGAGCATATCCGAATGACTCAAATTCCGGTCAAGTTTCTCGAATTTCTCGACTGTTACGACATTGATTTTTTGGGGCATGGTCAAATGTATACATTCAATATTGTTCCTCATCATTTGTCATATTGTCATCGTCATGTTATAAATGAAGACATGTTCTGTTTGTTTGGCTGGACAGATTCATTTCGAAACGGCAGGAGATGGGATGAAAGATTGCCATATGATCTCGAATTCACAAAATTGATTATGGGAGATGACGGAGTTAAACGATGGGTGAAATTCAATATCGTATCCCCATCTCAACAACATAACAAGTGGGGGTGTTTCGATGGATTTTATCACAATCAATTTACTTTCGAATTTTTAGAAGGAGATCACAGAGTTTATGTGAAATTAAATGGAGAGGTGTTTTATCCCCATGATTGCAACAGCCTCCCTCCTCAAATGATCCATCCACAAATGAAGATCCATACATGGATCAATGATAAAAATCAAGCTATTGTGTGGACTTGGAATCCTTATCAAAAATATTGTGTCGATAAGGCCGATGATGTGTTGGGTCCTGTTTTTATACGGTAAAACATTCCCGGTCTGACGTGTTTTTTACATGATGTTTTTTAGAGCAATGGCATCCCCTTGCTCTTCTATCATAATCGGAAACGTCTTCGGAATTCGGCAATATTTTGCCGAATATCTGGAGAATCTCCCCATAATATAAATCTTGACAATGTTCCTGCTGTTCGCGAATTAGTCCAATCTTCTCGCACACGATGACGGGCAATATATGCAGCCCTTTGGGCAGTGTCTCCATGATCTATAAATGTTCCATATTTTGGATTATCCTGACCAAAATGGACAGTTTTGCCATCTGCAAAAACTGCGGTGAATCGTTTACCCTTTCGATTGCTATCATAAATCTCCATTGATATAGTTGTCTATATTATTATAGACTCTATTTTATATTTAAAAAGTAATGAATATATATAGACTATCGATAAAAATGGAAACAGATTTAAGAAACGTTATAGACAGCGGCGCAACTCCCAAAAAAAGAGGGCGGAAGCCGCTCACGGATGAACAGAGAGAAAGTCGTAGACTCGCACTCATCGAATATCATAAACAATATTATAAGGATCATCGTGAACAGATGATCCAATCATCTATGACGTCATATTATAAACATAGAGATGACACAATTCCTGATGACATTGCGGAAGCTCGCAGAGTTGCGCACAGAGAGTATGTCAGGAGATGCAATAAAAAGAATTATGATCGGATTCGAGAAGCCAAAATGGCGGAACGATCAGCATGATAAATCTGATTAGATTTATCGATTTAGCAGCGGGAACCGCCATGATGAGTTTTCGATTCCGCTGCAGCTTGCTGCTAAAAATGAAACACAGAAGTAGGATTCTCAAAAAAAGGGGTGGGCCAAGTTTTTACATAAATGTATATATTAATGTAAATTTTTGGCCCACTTTGACTTGATTCCAAGAATCTTCGATCTCTG